GGAGGGGTCGGGGATCAACCCGACGCGACCCGTGCACGCCACTTGACGCGCAGCACCCGGGTGTCGGCTCCCTTTGTTACAGCGAGGAAACGACGTTGCGGAGACGGCCGCCGTACTTCGGCGCCCGAACCGCCAAACACGTGTCCGACACGATGGCGAACGGGAGGGTGTCGGGGGCGCTGGTCGTGGGGTACACGTCCAGCGGGGTCACGTCACGCACGTACGGGCGGACCACGTTGTCCCGGTTACGGGACAGCAGGAACACGTCCTCCCCGCCGCTCGAGCGGGGCAGCATCCCCGCGTTGGTGCCGACGTAGGCCGACGGGGTGACCGACGGGACGACGGAACCAACGGACTGCTGCGGCACGAGCGCCGCGCCGGTGTCCACGATCTGGTTCGCGACGATCGGAGTCACACCATCGCCAGCGAGACCAACGGTCGCGTCGACGTAACCCAGCAGCGTCTCCGTCCCCGTCGTGGTGGACCGGTACACCTTGTACGAGATCGCGGTGCCGTTCTCATACCCCGTCGGCGGGGTGAACGACAGGGTGACCGTGTTCGTGGTGCCCGACGCGATGACCTGCGACACCTCAGCGGACGCGACGATCTCACCCACGCGGGCGATCACCGCAGCCACCTTGTAGTAGAAGGTCCCCGCAGCCAGCGAACCACCCGTGCCGGAGGTCGCCGAGGTGACAGCACCCATCGTCATGTTGCGGGCGCCGAGGAACGACGACTTGATCAGCGGCACGTTGCGGTACGTCGGCACCACGAGGCCGGCAGCGACCTCGACGGTGTCGTTGAACCGCTGCTGGTTGGTGAGGAGCTGCGCGATCTTGCTGTTCGCGGTGGTCGACATGACGAACATCCACGACGCGTCTTGCACCGGCTGGGAGGCGTTCTGCTCCACCGAGTCGATGAGGATGTCGAGGTGGCGCAGCGCGAGCGCGGCACCGGCCTCGTCGAAGCTGTTCTGCGTCGAGCCGGTGAACGCCGAGATCTGGCTGTCGAGGCCGTCGAACTGCGGGTACGGGCCGGCGGCGGTGGAGCCGGAGTTGCCCCAGCAGATGCCGGTCTCGATGTCCCACAGCAGCGACTGGACGGCGCCTTCGATTTCGCGGGCACGCAGGTCACCGATGAGGTCGCGGGTGACTTCCTGCGCGTAGCCGGTGACGGAGCCGACGGCTTGCAGGTTGCGGATGGTGAACTGTGACTGGGTGTAGCTGGAGGTGCCGACCGGGCGGGCGCCGCCGTCGGCGACGAAGCCGCCGGGGACGCGGCTGTTCCGCTGGTTGAAGTTGTACACGGTCGAGCCCCACTTGACGCTCGGGAGGGAGCGGGTGAGGGGGCTGTAGCGGCGCTGGTACTCCAGGAGCATGGGGTCGATCTGCTTCTGGACGAGTGCGCTCACGCCTGCGGCGGTGAGGGCCTCGGTGAGGTCGTTCGACATTGCGGGGGTGCCCCTTTCTTGGGCTGGCATGGTTGAGGCCCCGCACCGGGTTTGGTGGCGGGGCCTCTGCTGTGGCGGGTGACCATTGCTGCCAGCGGGCACTCACACAATGGGTGAGCGGTCGGGTGTGTCTGTGTCCCCGGGTGGCCGGGGATGTGGTGGGTTAGTCGGCGAGGGGTGCGGGGCCGTGGGCGAAGAAGTAGTTCACCTTGTCGGCCTGGTAGGCGCGGAACTCGTCGTCGGTCATTTCGTGGAGCTGCTTGGCGGGTTCGGCGCCGGCGGCTTCGACGAGTCCCTTGCGGCCGAACACGCCTGCGCGGCGGGCTTCGGCGATGACTTCGGCGCGGATCTGCTCACGTAGCGCAGCCTCGTCGACCGGCGCCGCGACGGCCTCGACGGTTTCGACGGTCTCGGCAGCCTCAGCGGCAGCGTCGTCGGTTTCGGTGAGGTCGGCGGCGGGTGCAGCCTCCACCGGGGCGCTCTTGGGGAGCGCGGCGACGACGGCGGCGACGAGCTGGTCGAACGGCGACACCTCCGCCTCACCCTCGACAGCCTCGACAGCCTCCGGGGCGGCAGCCTCGGCAGCGTCGGCCTCGACGGTCGACTCGACGGTCTCAACCTCGACGGCGTCAACGGACTCAGTCGTAACGGCCTCGACGGCCTCAGTATCGGCCACGAGGGCCTCCTTCACTGTCGGGGCCGCAGCGGCCTCCATCTGGTCACCCTGCACCGTCGAATCGGCCAGGGAGTCACTATCGGCGCCCGCATCAATGTCGCCGTCGTCATCCGGATCCATCGCATGGATCGCGTCACACGCAGCCTGCATCGCCGCCAACGCCACACCCTCCAAGTCCGCGGGCTCCACCCCGTTGTAGGCCGCGACGGTCACCGTCAACGGCCCGTTGTAGGCGGAGATTGAGAACCCGGCAGTGCCGGTGCCATCCATGTAGCACTCGGCGACGGGCGACAGCCGCAGCCCGCCCTCCCCCACCACAGCAGCAGCGGCGGCGGGGGTTGTTTCGGTGTTGGACACGGTCACTCCGAACTGTCTGAGGGCAGCCTTGATGCGCCCACGGATCCGCTTCAACTGCGCGGCGGTGTAAGGCTTCTGGTTGTCGGCCTGCCCGATGTACGACCACGCCGCTTTCGCGTGAGCAGCCGTATCAATCGGGTACCGCTTCACCTTGTCGGACTGGTAGCCCGGGTCGGCGTACCGCACCGCCCCATACGGCGCCTTCGCGGTCTTCGCTTCGGTGACGGTTTCGGTGAACACCTCGGGCACATCCACCGACTCGGTGATCAACACCCGGCGGCCCACACTCTCAGCCGTCCCAGGGGTGTCGATCGCCACCACAGCACCAGCCACCCCGGGGGTCTTCGTGAAATCCAGGCCGTCGATCTCCAGATCGTCACCGGTCTCCACCGCCTGCCCGTCCACCACCCGCGACAACACCGGCCCCAACCACCAGCCACGGATCGACACGTTCTGCAGAAACCCATCCGCCACCAGCGACTCGATCGTCCCCGAGTCGACCGTGGACGCCAGCTCCGCCGTGTAGTCCAGGTTGTCGCCGTTCAGGCAGACCCCGGTCAGGCGCCCGACGATCTTCGTGGAGTCGTCACCCGCCGCGTGGTGGGTCAGCATCGTCGCCGGCGCGTTGCGGCTGGCGATCCGTTCCGCGAGCCTGTCGTGGGCTTTCCGGATCAGGTCCGGGGTGTAGAGGCGCCCGTTGCGGGACACGCCGGGGGTGAGCATGGTGCCGCGCAGGGTCGTGGTCATGCCGCGTCGTCCTCCAGTTCGAGGGTTGTGCCGGGGTCGGCGTAGAGGTTCAACATCTGCAGACCCGCGGCGGTCGGCACGTAGTCGGATGGGGAGAGTGTGCAGCGGCAGAAGGGGTGTAGCGGCGGGATCGGGGCATCCCCCAACTGGTACGGGTTGCCGATCTCCGCTGTCTCACATTGCATACAGACCCGCTCGTCCCCAGCCGTGAGGAAGTCCGCGTAACCGAGACCCGCCATCTCGTAGGACGCGAGCGCCGCTTGCGACAGTGCGGTGCCGATCGCCTGATCCATGATCACGGCGGCTGTCGACGCCGACACGTCCCCGAGAAGGTCCTGCACCGCCTGCCCCATGTCCTCGGCGGTCGCACCGTCCTGCCACATCGTCGCGAGACGCTGGGACACTTGATAGCCGAGGCCGTGGATCTGTTTCTGGATCCAGTCAGCGGCAGTGTCACCCAACGCCTGGTTGCCGCGGAGAGCTTTGACGGCGGCGTCGACAGCGAGGTTGAAGTCGATGCTGATCCCGGCCTGGTCACCGAGGAGCGCCAGCGCGGACGCTTGCCCTTCGGCTGTGGCGTCCGTTAATGCGGCGGTCATCGCGGCGCGCCACGCGGCCTGGTCGGTGGCGGGAAGTTCACCGATGATCAGGTTCTCGACGTTCGCCCCCAGCATGGACGCCAGTTGGCTGCGGCTGATGTCGGGGTTCGTCCACAGGATGGACGCGACGGACTGGGTGATCGTGTCCCAGTTCAGTCGGGCGATGGCGTCGAGGACGTCGGCGAGTGCTTGGCCGTGGAGTTTCTCGACCGCTTCCCGCCGTGCGTAGATGACGGCCCACAGTCCTTCGAGTTGCCCGAGTTTCAACGTCGGCCCGGCCGCGGTGGTGGGGGATGCTTCGGCGACGCGAGCTGCGGCTTCACACGCCACACGGGCGCGGGTCGGGACCGGAACAGGGGCGTGGTGGCGGGCTGTGCTGTGTGCGAATCCGGCGGTGAACACGGCGCGGGTCTCGTCCGGGGTCACCCGATCTCCTTCTCCACCAGTGCCGCGACCTTCCCCGCCGTCAACGCCTCACTGTTCACAGGCGACAACGCAGGATCGGTGGTCGCCCCCGGCACCAGTTCATTACCGGGGGCTAGGGGCGGGTTCTCGGTGTTCACGGCCGCTTCCGGCGCCTGTCGGCACGGTTCGGCGCACCCGACCGCACCAACTCATACAGCGCGTACAAGCGGCGCACGGCGCGGGGGTTCCCGGCCTCAACCTGCCGCCGGATGTGGGCAGGCAGCGCGTTGAACGACGCCCGGAACAACGGATCCACCCCACCAGCAGGGTCAGTCACGGCCGCGGTCCACCAGTTCGGCACGCACCCGCGCCAGTTCCGCGGCGTACCGTTGCTGCCATGCTTCACTGGCATCTGCTCGGACTGATTCCCGCGCCTTCCCGCCACCGGCGCCGCCAACGGCAGGCACAGGGGCGGGTTGTGGTGCTACAGGTGCACCGATCGCCGGCACAACCCCACCCGCAGGCATCCCCTGCGCCAGATTGTGCGACATCTGCTCCACGTCATCCCAAATAACCACCTGACGCGACAACACCAGCACCGCATCATCACCGCCATCAACCGGCGGCTCACCGATCTCCGCGCGGGCACGGTTCAACGTCCATCGGCCGTCCCGCAGCCGCTGCATCGCAATATCGTCGACGGTCTTGTCGTCACGCCAATCCATCTCGGCGAACCGCATCGTCCACCCGTCGGGCACCCCGAACGCCCGCAGCAGAGCGAAGTTCAGTTTCTCGAGCACCGCGGCACCGATCGGCCCGCACGTGTTCACACGAAACGACTTATCTTGAGTGGTCCCAGTACCTCCACCCAGGTTCCCGGACTCGATGACGCCGACCTTCGCGGGCGGCACACCGTAGCCGGACAGGATCTCGTCGCGCTTCTGATCCAACGTCTTCAAATACTCGTCGACGGCGTAGGACTTCAGTTCCTTGACGGTCGCCGAGCCCTTGGTGGTGATAGGTGTGCCGATGTTGCGGGGGCCGAGGTTGCGGACCGCGTACTGGGCGCGCCACTTCTTGATCGACTCGTCGGACTCTGAGGCGGGGAAGTCGACGTGAATGTTCGGCGGGTCACCCTTCCGCATGACCTCTTTCAGGGTGGCGGCGGTGAACAGCCACACCGTGATCGGCAGCAACACCTTCTGCGTCGGCGACACGCCCGTCAACCCAGAACGCGGGTTGTCGAGGCTGATGTGGATGACCTCGCGCGGCTCAAACGTCGCCCGCTGGTGTGTGTCGGTCAACTGGACGAAACCCGTGACCGTGCCATGCTCATCAGCGATGATCGACATCGACGGCACGTCCAGGGAGTACAACGCGACCGGTGTGTCTCCCAACCACACGACCTCGAGGAACGCGTCACCGAACACCATCAGGTCCGACAGGACACCACGCAACAGTTGCCGGATGTCCTCCATCGGGTTGACGAACCCCAGCAGGTCCCGCAACGCTTCCGCCTGCGGCGGCGCGTCCGGAGCCTCGTCCTCATGCCCGTCCCACACGACCTCCAGCCCGCCAGCGGTGATCGTCCGCGCCACCACATCCACACACGCCGACGACCACGGGCACGTCAGGTAGGACTGGTACAGCTCTTCGAGCAGGGAGCGGCGGTCGGTGTCGTTCGCTGCGGTGGTGCCCTGGTTGTATTCGGTGGTGCCGCCGGCTGGGATCCCGAACGCGTATCCGGTGGGGGCGACGACCCGCGCGGGGGCTGTGGTGGCGGCCTCTGTGGTGGGGGTGTCGCGGCGGGGCCAGAAACGCGGCACGACGTCCCTCGATTCGTTACTC